ATCACATCACCATCTAGCCATACTGCTATGTCTGCACCTTTGTTAAGCGCGGTATCTATGTAGGCAAACACCTTGTGAGAGAATCGGATCCCGTCACGCAGGAAGTCCTTGTTGGTACCATTGCCTGTCTGTTTAGGATTGTCACGGTTTCTATCTTTGAATGCGATCAGATCAGGATCAACAAATGGTAAGTAATGCACGTTATCTGCGTTCACTTGCCATCCTGAGTCAGGAACGGCATCATAATAAGCGTAAAGGTTGATGTTCTTGTCCCAATGCTGGACGAAGCTATCTATTACTCTGTGGGCATATTCCGCATACCCCTCGGGACTAAATGTCGTTGCTGCTACTATCTTCATGGTGATATTTACTGAGCAGATAATGACAGGTCGTTGTTATCGATTTTATAGATCATGTCCCATATCGTTCCATCTAGCATCTCCCTAGTTCTAAATTGATGATGTACTAATTGATCGAGCCAACGCTGCCTCTGAGGTTCTGCAGGATTATCGATCTCAGTGAGATTTATGCTCATCGGAGCAGCCGCCGCATTGGGCGAGGTGAACACAGGTATTCCCATTATGGTAGCTTGTACCGCTACAGCACTGTTATAAGTGACTACACAGTATGCATCTGCTAGCTCTGAGTCTATAGTGCGTGCGTGTTGTATCTTCACAGGTCTGATCACTTGATTAGTGATGCTGTGTGTCTCTACCTGCAGAGGTTTCTCTCTGATCACGATGTTACGATTGGTATTCTCACGCAGTGCTTTTAGAGTCAAGCTGATCCATTCCTTGCTGTCTGGATATAGTGCTTGGGTCGACAAGCTGGGGGGTAAAACCAGTATGTTAGGTCTGCTCTTGTTGACCATCCAAGGACTTAATTGATGTTCTCTGCTGAAGAACTCATCCCATCTTGCGCTGGATTGATCTACCATCTTATTCCATAAGAACCCACTGTCAGTGATACGCATCCATTCTCTTCCAGGATCATGCTCATTGTATCCGCGGTTGATATAGGCGTGATCTAGGTACAAGAATCTTTTTTTGTTGTTGATACACCATTTGAAGATGTTACCGCTGCCTCGTATGATACCTGCAAATACTATAGCATCTGCTTTCATGTTCATCCTAGAATGTGAGGAGAAATCAACAGTATTATACATGTACTTAGGCGTAGGTGCGTATTTGTAGAGCGCATCGAGCAATCTATGATGGTTCTTTTGCCCAAATGTCTTGTAGAAAAGTATCACTAGAGTATCTCCTTGTAGATCCCGGCAGCAATTTCCGCTTCAGTGTATTGATAGTAGGCAAGGGTATTTAACCACAAGGTGCGCAGGCCATAATTGTACATGGTTGGACTCTCTATGTTAGCAAGATCATTGTTGCCAAATATGCTGCCAGGTGCTCGCTCATGTGTGAATACAGGTATGCCCAAGCAGGCTGCTTCTACCGCCGAGATGCTGGCCAATGTGACCACTGCCCAGGCGTTCTTACAATCTTCCTCGAACGGTATGGCGGCAGCACGAGGACCGCTGGTGCCATTAGCACGAGGCTTGTGTCTCACTCTAATGGGTCGATCCGTGTGCTGCTTTAGAAGCTGTACTGTACCTTCGAGCCAGTTGACATCACCGTAGTATCGTTCCATAGCAGGGCTGCTAGGACATACTAGTATGTGATCGCCCGTAGTTCTCCAGTCTCGAACCGTGATACCAAGCCGCTTGAATCTATCATCGGGAAACCTATCCTTTAAGTCAGAAGGAGCATGTACATGATTGGGTATAACACGCCAGTGGCAAGTGTCTCTGTTATAGCCCATCCAGCGATTGAAGTAGGGCATGTCAGTGAATATGAAAGGTTGGGGATAGCTCTTTACTGTAGAGATGTTACCCCACATCGCAGTGTGCGGGTGTTCGTGATGGTCGCTCCGTGCGAACGCATCCATTACCCAGTTACCCTTGCTCTCAGTCTTCCTATAGATTAACTGCATAATTGATCTTATCCCATGCAAATCCGCTGCGTATTTCGTCGTGAGTAAATTCCGTGCGAGCCATGAGATCTAACCAAGAATCTTGGTCATCGTCATGTATGTCATCTGTCTTACCTATCGCTGCGAGGCTAGAATGATGCACTGAGGTGTGTAATCCGTGCAGTCTAGCCTGTATACCTGGATAGCTGTTATAGTTGATGACCATGAAACAATCCTCAAACACCCGCACAAGATCAGTATCGTCCTTGACAGTGTATTGTGGGTTTACGATGAGGTGCTGTAGATCGGGTAGTCTTAGGCTGTATCGAGGATGAGGACGTATCTCTATGGGACGATCTGACCAAGACATTGCCCAAGCTACTCTGCTCCTGACCCAATCTTCCATGATCTCGAATGAATCTTCTTTGCGATACTTCTTCCAGTTACGGCTGTTAGGGTTCTGAGCACAGATCAGGATCTTGTCGCCGCCTCGCACTTGATTGAAGTGACCCAACATTCGATAAACACGATCAGGATCAGTATCATCCTTATCATTCCAATAGCTGCCGTAACGATCAGTCTCATTGACGCAGACCTTATAAGTTTCGTTGCGTTTGATAACACCAGTCTCGATGATTATGACTGGTTTATTCTGCTTGCGATATCGGTCATATACATGCTGATTCTTGGTCATGCGACCTTGCCACAGTATGCTCCATATCACTGCTGCATCTGCATCTAGGCTATTCTCTTCCAGCTGCCAACCTGTGCTGCGAGAAAAATCCGCATAGATATTAGTACCCGCGGTGCTGACCTGGCTAGGGAAGATAGCTAGTCGTTTCATAGTGTGATGTCTTCCATACCTGCTGCTCTAAGTCTAACGATGTGGCCTAGCATGAAGTTCTTGCTCTCCATGGCTTTCATCACACCCAACCATTTGTTGCGTACGAGTGCAACATCGTTGATGATGGTCTCAAAGTCTACCACTTCCTGTTCGCCATCTACATACTTCTCGGCATCACGAGCAGTGAGCGCACGAGCATAGTGTTCCAGGTATTTCTGGAAGTGCTTGCGACGGATCTGCCGTAGCTGTATGTTTAGGAAGTTGAGGACCGCTTCTATCTCTTGTAGTTGATTGAAGCGATGTTCCGTGTTTCCAGGCAGTGCGGCGAGATTCTTCTCGACGTTGCCTTTCACGGAGATATCTCGGCGAGCATCCTCTAATTGATCCTCATAGTATGCTATGAAGTTAGGGATCTCACCGAGATTCGCGCAGACCTTGGAATACCAATGGCTCATTCATCCTCGTCATCATAATCCTTGACATCGACGTGTTCCTTGATAGCATTCTGCATCACACGATCGATTGCAAGTTCGTGCAGGTCCGGATCGGATATCCCTGCTTCTACAAGTTCATTAACCACATGGTCGGCTGCAGACTGCCGATCTTTAGCAGGCACATACTCGCGTATGGTCTGCCAGAATATAGCTAAAAGTTCTCCACTCATTCCTGATTTTCTTCCTCTGTATCTTCCGCTGGTGTATCTTGGATCAGCTGGGCATACTTAGTCATCACTTCTTCCATGATCTGATCCAGCTGAGGATCTGTCCAGTTCTTGCGGAACTCCTTAAACACTTCGCCAGTAACCGGACTAGTGTATGAGAGACGGTTGCCGTCCTTCTTCAAGTAGCCTTTAGCTTCTAGCATATCGATGAGACCACTGTATGGGCTCATGCCAGTGACATACGGGATTTTGACCTGGACAGATTCGAAAGGCTTAGAGTAACGTGTCTTCATGACCTTACAAGCAGCACGGATGCCGTTGACTTCGCTTACCTTGTTACCATCCTCATCTTCCTTCAGCTTCAGCTTACGCATTGCTACTACGATAGAACTAGCATAGATGAAGCCTTGCCCGCCTGAGATCTTGTCGTCTGGATCAAACATGTCCTGTGACGCATAGGTATGGTTAGTTGCTACTAGACCGATATTCAAGCTGCCGATCATGTTGACAGTATTACGGACCAGTGCTGTAAGTGCCTTGGGCTTGCGACCCATGTCACCTTTCATGTCGCCTGCCTCGAACTGATTGACGTCAGTCGGAGTGAGCAACATGCCCAGACTGTCCACAACGAACAATACTTTAGGACGCTCTTCCTCGCTCATAGCTTTATAGCTCTTGACAAACTCCGAGATGGTCTTAGCCACGTCGTCGATCATTGCCATGTTTAGCTTGAGCAGCTTGTCCTCACCTGTATCAACACCTAGTGCATGAAGCCACGCTTCGTCTAGTGCGTTCTCGCTGTCGATCAGGATCACATAGATGCCCTGTGCCTGTGCGTTCTTGATGATGTTGCCTGAGCAGATATAGGATTTACCTGCGCCAGATTCACCAGCAAACACAGTGACCTTTCCCATAGGAACGCCCTTATGGAAGTCTCCTGAGATTAGATAGTTTAGTGTGTAGTTGCCTGTCGAGATCCAATCCGTCGGATCGTTATATCCGATGCTGAGTCCATCGATAGACTTAGTCAAGTCCTTTCGAAATTTGGAAATGTCAAACGGTTTTGCCATGATGGTTCCTTGTTAAAATGGAGTGGGGAGAGCTATGACTCTCTCCCCTTGTATATGGATTAGCTCTTGCGGCTGCGGATCATCGCAAGTATCTCGTCTGCACGAGGATTTGATGTCTTAGGTGCATCAGTTGATACTGGTGCGCTTGCTACTGCAACTTCCTCGTCCGTCTCGAATGGAGCGACATCTTCTACTACTGGACGCCGGATGATAGCTGCTGCTGTAGCATTAGCAGTGCTGCGTGGTGCTGGAGTATCTGCTACTTCAGCATCTGGGTTGCTGTTAAAACCTGCTGGCTTGAAGAACTGCCCCCAACGGCTCTCATCATACATAGCACCGTCTACGCTTGCCTCGAACATCTCTTTCATGATCTTCAGTTCAGATTCACCTGGCTTCTTTGGGAGGAAGCCCTTCAGATCATGCAAGCCGTGTGCTTCGATAGCAGCACGTTCCACTGCTGTCAGCGCAGATTCCTTGCGAGCCCATTTGCTGGTGCTGTAGTCTGCATACTGACCTTTAGTGGTCTTAGTGATCGAGAAGTCCAGACCGCGATCGTAATCGGTAGGAAGCTCTTCGACTTCCGTATCCTTCAGCACCGCAGTTACTACTGGGAAGATGCTTGGACTTACTACGAAACGACGGATTGGATTCTCTGGCGTAGTGTCATCTGCGAGCGGGTTCTCACGCACAAAACCCTGGAAGATATAACTACGCTTCTTCCAATACTTACGGCCCATGTCTTCGAGGCTCTTGTCCTTGAACCATGTGCGAACTTCTGTGAGGATTGGACATGTCTCGTTCCACATCTCTACACAGGGTACCTGTACCAAGACAGGCTTGCTGCCGACTTGTCCTTTCACGCCTGCGAACGGCAGACGGATCATTGCACGTTCTACCCAGAAGAACATGTTCTTATCATCGCCGTCCGGGAGGAAGCGAATTCTTGCTGTCGAATTTTCTGGGATGTTCCAATGCGGATAGATTGCGTTATCGCGTCCGCCACCGCTGTTGTTGCTACCGCGGGATTCCATTTCTTGTAACTTAGCTCTAATTTCTGCCAAACTTGCCATTTTGCCTTTTCCTTTTCTGTTGTGCCTTAATGTGCCTTGAAAGAGCCGCTGCTCTAACACTATTATTTATACACGAATGTGATATCTGTGTCAAAATAGAAATAGCAGCACACCTTTCGGACATGCTGCTATATTAGTATCTTATCTGCCCTAGAGCAATATGTTTTTAACGGCTCATCTTCTTCAGCTTGTCTAGCATCCAAGACAGATCTGAATCTTCCTTCATTGGCTTAGTACCTGAGGTAGTAGCATCCATTGGTCCGATAGTATTCATTGGCTTAGCACCTGAGGTAGGAGCAGGTCCGCCGATAGTATTCATTGGCTTAGCACCTGAGGTAGGAGCAGGTCCGCCGATAGTATTCATTGGCTTAGCACCTGAGGTAGGAGCAGGTCCGCCGA